AGGGATAATAATACCCCATATATTTGGTGGAGAAATTTCTCCAGTACCACTAACCCCAATAACAGCAACATCGGCATTGGCTTGAGTCGATACCGTACCAACATTACCAGTTCCTTGTACCCCTGCAACATCGATATAGTTGTTGAGCGCAAGCGTAACTGTGCCAATTGCGCCTGTTCCCGCAACGCCTGTAACAGCGAGGGTATTATTTGATACGGGGATAACTGTGCCGATTGCCCCTGTACTTTCAACGCCTGTAACCGAAACATTAGCCGCAGCATCCACAGTGACAGTAGTGATTGCACCCGTTCCCGAAACACCTGTAACTGCCGTATTTGCGGCAGCGGCAACAGTGACTGTTGTAACCGCGCCCGTTCCAACAACACCAGTGACGGAGGAGTTTGCGTCAGCGGTGACCGTAACCGAACCAATTGCACCCGTTCCCGAAGCGCCGGTAACAGAGACGTTAGCTTCAGCATCGACGGTAACTGTACCTGCGGCACCCGTTCCAGCAACACCAGTGACTGAGACAGGAAGGTCGCCTTCGCCCCACTCAAGTTGGCCCCAAGTGCCTCTGCCCCAACCATTAATGATTGCCACACGTTATAACCTATGCGATGCGAATAATCGCGTTAGATGCGTCAGCAGTAGGAAACTGAATAGTAAAGTCGCCAGCGGTAGATGTCTTATCACCACCAAATGCTAAAGAACATACCGCTGGGTCACCAGAAGCTGTGTCATTGTAAATCAACGCACCGTTAGCAGTAACTGTTACATTTGAAAACGTAAGATCAGCAAAGTCAGTAAAACCAGTTGTTCCACTGCTAGATGGATTTACGTTAGTTAACGCCGAACCGCCAGCACTATAGTTTGTACCAGAAGTTTCGTTGGTAGACGAATACGCAGTTGTAGCCGCACCTAATGAAGCACTAGAGGTATATAAAGCCAGTTTAAAGCTGTTACCCCCAGACGCTAAAAAGTTATGTTTTGCTTCTAACAATTCTTTCTTGAAAGAAGTACACATTGCCGTAGAAATAGCCATTATAGACTCCTAATTATGTCTGCCATTTCTTTATGGCCTTGACGTTCTAATTCAGCGGTAAGGGTAGTCCTATCGCTCTTAATTGCTTCTTGGATGTAATGTAGGGTAGTAGCCTTTACCGCATCCTTGAACTCTTCCGCTTGTTGAGCGATTGCTGGGTGGCAATTTCCACCGACACTAACAATTCTATCCGCAGCCGTTTGCGCCCAGAACTCTGGAGGGTGTCCTCCGTCATTGGTTACTGCAACAACTACATTCCCCACTTCTAGCCTGGGAGCTTCAAAAAATGCCAATGTTATCCCCTAGCAATATCATATCTAAATTCATCACGAGCGCCATAACCTTCGCCAAGCTTCTTAAGCGCAGCGGTAGCCGCAATAAATCTTTGCTCGTATTGCCCAACTTCCTCTGGAACTTTCAAGAAAGTTGCCGCCTCTACAAGTGTTCCGTACAAAAGCGCATCTGGTGCATTATCAGAAAGCCAAGTAGTTGCTGATCCTGAAGTGGTAGTTAAAGATGCTGGCCTAAACTTATAGTGTAATTCTATTGTGTAATCAGCATCAGGGGTAGGCGCTACCAAGAAAGTAGTGTCATCAAACTGCGCGTAATATTTTGGCAAGCCTGTAGTAGATGCATTTGGCGAGTAGTCTCTTATAAAAGAAACATGCTTTAGAAGCGGGTACGAATATATGTTGCTTGAGATTACAGCAAAACTATAAGGAGCCAAAAAGTCAGACGGCGTAGAAACGTATGGGTTGCCTGTAGTTGCCCCACCCGTTACGTTTTTTCTAAACACTGGTAGCTCTACGTTTTTTAAAATCCGCTCTTCGGCTTCTTTTATGAATGTATCTAAGTCAGCTACAAATGTAGTCTCCGTAGTTTCGCAGTAATCTTGTACCGTTGACTTTAATGTCGCTAATGTAAAACTCATGTTATAACCACCGTTATTGTACCAATTTCGCCTGTAGCGGCGTTTTGATTAAATTCTGACCCTATCGGGTCGCCTGTGGTAGACATCATCTGATTGGCATCAATAGTCCTGACAACGCCAGAACCGGCAACATCTGCTGCTGATTGAGCAGGTCTTGGGTATTGCAACGCTTCAGCGTCAGCAATATGGCTAATAGGCTCAAGCTGTGGATGTTTCACCTCAAAGCATTCAGAACACACTCTAAAGCCAGTCCACTCTTTTTTTAGGCTAGTGTACTTGTACTGAAACCCGCACCTGTCGCAGATGGCAAGAGCGTATTTGCCAGACGCAAAAGACATTAAGCTATCCTAGACCTAAGACCAGGCGAAATTGTTAACGATGCTCTGCTTTGGTCTTGGTCTGCAGCCCTAGCAAACTCTTCGTCATACAAACCCTTAAGCATTTGTACGCGGTCTGGGGCTTTCTTAAGCGCAATGTAGTACGCCAATCCAGCAGCTAGACATGGATAGAATCTAAAAGGTACGCCTACAGTATTGACGCTTGCATCAGCATCTTCTATGCGAACAAGCCGATTAATAATCAATTGATCAGTAGCATTTTCAGATGCAGGCCAAATGTAAAGTTTTGGTGATATTTGCTTATCAAGGAACCATTGAGTTGGTCTGGACTGAGTAGCTTTATTAGGCAAATTCCAATACTCAGACCTACCAATTTGATCCATGCTTATGTCAGTGGTTGTTGTGCCATCAGTTCGCCTAATGACAACATCAAGAACATCAATGGTGCTGCCAGAAAGTTCAATATACTCAGCGCCTTGGGTAAGGGTTGTTGCTGTATTGGTTACCGTCCACTGGTTTAAACCTCTGTTTGCCCAATCAGCAAAAAGAAGATTGAGCGAACGCCTAGCGGTTACACCATCGTAGCCTGTGCGAAACTCAAGTCCGCATCGTTCAAATGCTTCCTCAATGTATTCCGCAACATCTGGCTCAAAGTCCCTGCTACCTGAAGTAGTCATTAGTAACTCTTTAGAACTTCAACAATGACAGTATAAGTATCAGAACTACTTGCACCAATAGTTGTAAACATTACATCGCCAGTTTTACCAGACCCAGCGTCATTTGGAATTCCAGAAAAATCTGAATAATCATGGTAACCATTACTGTCTGGAGACAACCCAATAATCAACGTGTCTGTTGTTGCGTCATTTAAAAGCTCAACACCCATACCAACACACTGCCACCAAATTTTAGCTACGGCGACTTCTGTGCAAGCTGAACCGGCACTGTTAGCTGAAAGGGCGCTTACATCAATCTTTTTGACTGCGGCTTCGCCCGTCCCATCGCTGATGTTTGTAAACTTTAAAACAGCTTTTCGTTCACCATCTTGGATGGTTTGAGAGGTAACTGCATCAGCCATATATTTCTCCTAAAAGAAGGGGCGAATAACGCCCCTTGCAGCCTACAGGGTTACTATTGGTCCCCAAACGCAGGAGCAGTCGCTCCTGTAACAGTACCGAAAATCTGATAGTTGGTCGTATTTAGACCAATGATCGTCACATCAAATCCTGCAGGTACGTTCAACTGAATACTGCTGTTTGAATTACCATCAGAAAAAACTGCGCTAATTTCGTTGTCAGTATCTAGGAAGGTAACGCCACCAATGTAAAAGTTGGTGTTGCCAGGGGTGACAATGATCGCGTCCGTAGCATCTGCAGCGCCACCCGCGTAGACAAATCTAAAGACAGATCCAGCAACTGGAGCGGGTAGTGTGTAAGTGTTGTCTTGACCGCCATCTGGAACAAGAAGAACTCGTCCGCTATGAGTAGCGTTAGTTAGGGTTACATTTGCGTCAGCAAGGCTTACAGGAGCACCACCATATGTGCTGATTTCTGTAATGCCGCCGGTAGTTGCATTTTTGCTTACAGCAATAAAGCCGTTTTCTGACCGTACTGGTCCGTTAAAAGTTGTATTCGCCATGAGTATCTCCTGTCGTGGCTAATGTCAGGCACGGTATGCGCCTGTCAGGGATAAGTTATTTATACAGCACAAAAAGAAAAGGGGCAACAAATGCCCCTTTCTTTATTGTTTCACATGAAACAATTACGCACCGGATGAACCGAACACTGCGCGTGGGTTACTAAAGCCGAAGCTATAGCGTTCACGAGCCTTGTATCGAACATTGCCTGTGTCGAAGTCACCTTCCATAGAAGTTGAAATCGGGCTACGTTCAAAGTGTTCTTTCTCC